CTAGGACGCGGCCTCGCTGGAAAAATGCCGCCGCTGGGCCTCCCACTCCGTAGGGAATGGGTTGGCCAGCGTGGTCAGATCGATCCCGTCGCCCTGGCGGCCATCTAGGATCGCCTCGATGATGTCGGGGGCGAGCAGCGTCATGCGCAGGACCCGGGTCAGGTAGCTCATGCCGATCCCTTCCTTTTCCGCCAGCTCGGTCACGCTTGAATAGGATCCGGCTTCAAGCATACGCTTCCAGCGAAATGCGCGCCCCAGAGCCTTGACCACCGTATTGTCGGTGCGCGGACGCTGTGGATGCGAGCCCGCCGGCAGGACCATTTCCTTGCGACCGCCGCGCTTCGTGATCTGAAAGGGAACATGGATCGATATGGTCTGGGGCCCCGAGGCCAGCGCGCTCATGCTGCTGCCTCCAGTTCCGGCGCCTGCAGTTCACGGACCAGCGCCCCCAGTCCGTCGACCCGCAGCCTGACGTCCAGTCCGGCGCTGCCGACGATGATGCGATCGACCAGCAACTGGACGATCCTTGTCTGTTCGGCTGGGAACAGCTCATCCCACATGGGGTCGAGGCTGTTCAGCGCATCGCGGGCCTGCGCCTCAGTCATCCCCCGTGCATGCTTTACGCCGCTTTTCCACGCACCGACGATGATCTCTGGCTGCCGGAAGACCGCGCGAAGCTGATCAACGACCGTCCCTTCGATCTCTGCCGCCGACACACGCCCGACCGTGCAGGAACCTGCTCCGTGGCGGAGCAGCGTCTGGCTGACATAATAACGATAGAGCTTGCCGTTCTTGCGCGTGTGGGTCGGGGAAAATGCCGCCCCATCTGCCCCCCACAGCAGCCCCTTCAACAAGGCCGGCGTGTTGGCGCGCGAACGGTTGGCGCGAACGCGCGGGCTTTCCTTCAGGATGGTCCGCACGGTATCCCAAACGTCCTGATCGATGATCGCGTCATGCTCGCCCGGGTAGCTCTTGCCCTTGTGGACCGCTTCGCCAAGGTAAGCCCTGTTATTCAGGAGGCGGTAGAGGAACCCCTTCGTGATGGGCTTGCCCTGACGGGTCGTGATCCCGCGCTGGGCGAGCTCGCGCAGGATGGTCGTGCCGGAGCCGACCTCTGAAAACCGTTGGAAGATGTACCTGACGTTGGCAGCGGCGGCCTCGTTGACGATGAGTTTGCGGGACTGAACATCATAGCCGAGCGGCGGCACCCCGCCCATGAAGATGCCCTTGGCGCGGCTGGCCGCGAACTTGTCGCGGATGCGCTCTGCGGTCACCTCACGCTCGAACTGGGCGAAGCTGAGCAGAATGTTCAGGGTCAGGCGGCCCATAGAGGTCGTGGTGTTGAACGACTGTGTGATGGACACGAAGGTCACATCGTTCCGGTCAAAAACCTCGACCAGTTTTGAGAAGTCCATCAGCGATCGCGAAAGACGGTCGATCTTGTAGACCACCACCACGTCGATCAGGCCCTCCTCGATATCGGCCAGCAGGCGCTGCAGCGCGGGGCGTTCCAGCGTACCGCCGGAAATCCCGCCGTCGTCGTAATGATCGCGGACCGGCACCCAGCCTTCTGACCGCTGACTGGCGATGTAGGCTTCGCAGGCCTCGCGCTGGGCATCGAGCGAGTTGAACTCCTGCTCGAGCCCTTCTTCCGATGACTTGCGGGTATAGACCGCGCAGCGCAGCTTGCGGACGAGCGGTTTGTTCATGCTGCCCTCCGATGATCCTTGAGGCCGAAGAAGACCCAGCCATTCCAGCGTGAGCCGGTGATGGCGCGGGCAATTGCGGACAGCGACTGGTAGGGACGCCCCTGCCATTCGAAGCCGTCGAGGGTGACGGTCACAGTGTGCTCCACCCCCTGCCACTCGCGGATCAGGCGGGTGCCGGTGATGGGCTTCAGGTCGGCACGGACCCGGCGGGTAGTGATGTTGCCCCCATCGAGCTGCTCGCCCAGTTGCTGCAGCCGTTTGACCGTTTCCACCTTCAGCCCGCCGTAGGCGAGTTCTTGGATGCGGTAGGCCAGTCGGCTTTCGAGGTAGCGCCGGTTGAAGGCCGGCGGCTCCTCGCTGAACAGTTCACGCCACTGCTTCTTCAGTTCGGCGATGGGCGCTGCCTTCATGGCCGCCAGCCGTGCGAGTATGGGATCAGGTTTCATTGTGCGTTGCTCCGGTGAGTTGCACCGGCACTACCGCTCTGTTCGAGCGAGTTGTGTAGCGGAAAGTCTCCTTCTTCTTCAGATAGTTGACCCGTATTCCGCAGGTGCAGGCGAGCGAGCCCCGCACCAAGCAGATCGCACAGTTCAGCCCGCCGCGCGGCTGGCGACATCTTGTCGGGATGGAGCGGGTTCGGGCGTTTCATGCGGCGCTCCGGTGCGCCTGCCCGAAGACAGCCGAAGTGATCGCATGGCGGTTCCAGTAGTAGCGCAGCTGGCAATTGGCATCGTACTTGGAGAAGCCGAAGTTCATCGGCGAAACCGAGGCACCGGCTCGGCGCAAGCAGTTGAGCTGCTTGGTGGACGCGGGCTCCTTGAGCCAGCGCTTGCTCTTGGCGGCAGCCAGACTGCTTTCGGCCGAACGCAGGAAATCGTCGGCCTCGGCCAGGGCCTGCATCTTGGTCCCGATGGCGATCTTGCGCGGTGCACCTGCCTTGGGGCCGCCCAGTGCATGCCAGAGCGTGCCGTCATGGAACACGCCAGCCCAGGCGTCGAAGCCGCTGGCGATCAGAGACGAGCCGTCGCCACTGACGTCGCACCACTGGAAGGGCGACTGGTTCAGCAGGTCGATCTCCAGCAGTTCGAAGTCGGTCAGGATGTGCTTCTCGCCGACCTGGCGGGTGAAGACATGGCCACAGAACGGGCATTCACCCGTCCCGAGAGGGATCTCGGCTTCGCAGTCCGGGCAGGTCTTGTAAGGTGCCGTACCGGGGTCCGTGTCGTCATCGTCGAGCGAAATTTCCTGCTCGAGGCAGCCGTGACGGATGGCAGCGCCCGCGAAGTCAAGAATGACGCAGTCGGTCTTGATGATGCCGGGGTAGCGTTGGGGATCAACCTTGCGCAGCCCGCGACCCACGGCCTGAATGAAGGTGCCCTTGTGAAGCATCGGGCGCAGGATGCCGATGCAGCCCACCGGCTGGCTGTCGAAGCCTTCGGTCAGCACCATGCAGTTTGTCAGGACCTGGACGTCGCCCCGGTCGAAGCGCGCGATGAGATCCGCACGGTCGGCACCTGCCATATCGCCCGAGATCGTCTCGGCCGTCACCCCGGCGGACCGGAAGGCAGAAGCTACCGCATCGGCATGGTCGACGGTTGAGCAGAAGAAGATGGTCCGACGGTCACCGGCCTTTTCCTTCCAATGCCGCACGACCGCATCGTTGAGCACCGCGCGGTTCAGGACCTTGTCTGCTTGGCGCATGTCGAAGTCGCCCGCTGTCGCGTCGATATCGGCGAGCTCTTCACCCACACCGAGGTCCATTGTGTAGGTCCGGGGCGGCACGAGAATGCCCCGGGCGATGAGGGTGCCGATCTTCAGCTGGTACCCGATGTTGCTGAAGGTCTGCCGCAGGGAGCGGCCATCCCCCCGGCTAGGGGTCGCAGACAGCCCGAGGATCTTTACCTTCGGATTGATGCGGCGAACATCAGCGACGATGTCCATGTAGCCGGTCGCAGCCGCGCGGTGGCACTCGTCGATGACGAGATGGGAGATATGGCCGATGTCAGCCCGGCGATTGGCACGAGCCAGGGTCTGGACGCTGGCGAACACCAGCTTTCCGGTCCAGTCGTTCTGCGACGCCTTGACGATCGAGGAACGCAGTCCCGTGATACCGCTGATCGCGGCGAGGTTCTGCTGGACCAATTCATCCGTATGCTGGAGCATCAGAATGCGGGCGTTGCTTTGCGCTTCCGCCTCCTCGCCGATGTAGAACCCGGCCACGGCCGTCTTGCCGGCCCCGGTCGGAAGCATGAGGATCGTGTTGCCGTGGGCAGCCGTCTTCGCTCGGGCGGCATCGACTGCCGCCCGCTGGTAGTCCCGAGGGATCATGGTGGTGCCTCCGCTTACTGGGCCCAGAACGGCGCGCCGCCGTTCGTGGAAGCCATGGCCGGTGCGCTGGCGGCGGGTGTGTATGCGCCGGGTGTGGTGCCCATCAGGGCGGCGTATTCAGGGTGCTGGGGACCGATGGCGGCGACGACAACGTTGCGGCCCTGATCACTCGGATCGTTCTTGTCGCGCTCGATCCCGATCTTGGCGATGAAGGTCAGGCCGCTCATATCGCCGAAGCTGCGGATCGTGCGCTTTGACCGGGCCTGGTCCGAGGTGTCGTCGGAGCGGACACCATGAGCGGACTCAAGGATGCCGCGCAGCAGGGCCCGCCCGCGGTTCGCGTAGGTGTCCTCCGCACCGGTATCGGCGTTGCGGCCACGGAAGCCGATGCGCGTATAGATACGGCGGCGAGCATGCGGGCCTTCTTCAATCACGCCCTCGGTGTTGAGGTAGAGGGCAGAACTGCTCTTGCTCTGGGTGAGCCAGCCTTCGGGACCGGCGCCACCCGGACGGATGGTCAGGTGAAGGCGGACCAGCGTATTGGCGGGAATGAGGGCGAAGGCCGAATCCTGGGTGTCGGCGCTGTTGAAATCCATGTCGATCATGTCGTTACGCTCCAGCTTGCGCAGGGTTGGTGTCGGGAAGTTCGAAGTCGAGACGAGCTGCTGGCGGCGCGGAAAGCGGGCCGCGGATCTTGTCCATCAGGCGCCCGAGATGGGCGGGTTCGATAGTGGTGAGGCGACCGGACCGGTCCTTGGCGGGGAACCCGAACTCATTGAGCGTCGTGCAGACGAAGGCGCGGTATGGAGCCCCTTCGGCCGGACGAATGTCGGCAAGGGTCACGATCTCATCGACGATGCCGGGGAGTTCGAGGCCGGTCTTGCTGCCCTCGATCTGCAAGGAGAAGAACGGGCGGTTAAAGTCGTCCAGCCGCTTGTCGAGCAGCCCGACCAGCCACACATTCTTGTCCGGGGTGTGCTGCAGATGGGTCAGCCAGCCGATCATCTCCTGACCGAGCAGGCCGTAGGCACCGCGCATGTCGGCCTTGCCGCTGCGGTCGGACATTGCCTGCGGCTGGCCCTTCGCCCACTGAAGGCAAAGGCGCGACGCCACGGTGATCGAGTCCACGAAGATCGTGTCGTACTTCTCGAGGATGTTCGGCGGGCCGAAGGAATTGCACACCCGCGCGTAGTCGGCGCGGCTGTAGCTCTGGTCATCGCGCATGGCCGGATTGGGACCCCCGATCCAGCAGGCCAGATCGCGTGCGCGGTCCCAGTCGCGGATGCGGATTTCGTCGCCCGGCCACCCCTGGACGGCAAGTTCGCCCGCTTCGAGGTTCAGGAAGAGCGTCTTGTCCGGGTTGAGGGTCCAGAGCTGCGAGGTCTTGCCGATACCGGAGGTGCCCGTAAGCACCCCCTTGATACCGCGACGTTCCTTGAGGCGTTCGTCGGCCGTGATGATCTGCAGCGGCCCGCTGCTGAAGGGGGCGCTCACTTGCCGCTCTCCAGTTCGCGCAGCGCGGCGGCGACCGCATTGTCGTAGCCGTGTGCCCCCTGACGCCGCGCAAGCTTGATGATCTCGTTCAGCGCGGCAGAAACACGGTTGAGAGCGGAAGCCTGGCGCGCCACCGCAACTTCCGCGAAAGCCACTTCGTCAAGCGTGGCCTCCTCTGTCGGTACATAGGCTGCGGGGGCATCGCCCACCGCAGGCACGTTCAGGATATCGGGCACATCGTGAAGCCACATGGACTTGCGAAGGCGCTTGAGAGGCGAAGTCGTAATCATTTCGAGGGTCTCCCCGTTTCGTCGAAGGGACCAGGGTTCGTCAGGCAAACATCTGCCGGGCCCGACGCCGCCCTGGAGCACGCGGTCGGGTTGTTCCCCACTGGGGGTGTTCTATTCGCCCGAAGGCCCGGCATGATTTGGCGAGGTTTCGAGCGGCGTTGCCGTCGTCCTCTGCTGGTCATCTACCGGCGGGGATTCCGAACTGTCGGGATGAGGCCGAGATATTCCGCGAGCCCCCATTCCTCGGCGGCCCGGCGGATCTGCTCCTTGCGCTCGTAAATGGTTGACCTGTGCAGCCCGGCTTCCCGCGCGGCTTCGCAGACGTTGTCGGCGGCCAGGATAGCGACGTAGCGCTGCAACACCGGCGGCAGGTCACCAATGAAGCGCGCGACATCGCGGGCAAGGCCGATCTTCAGTTCGTCGAGGGCACAGGGATTTTCCAGGTCGTCCAGCTTGTCGATTAGGCTGGCGCCGTCGTCTTCGTCGTCATTGGCGACAACGAAGTCGAGGGAGATGGTGATGCGTTCGGCGCGCAGCTTGTGGGTGGATGCCGTCAGGCTGGCCACGCGGTTGGTGATTACCCGGTCGGCGAAGGTATCGAAGGACGCGCGGTCGGGGTCGAACCGCTCCTTCCGCCGGAGCAGGTCGAGCATCAGCTCCTGCTCGATGTCTTCCTTATCCATGCCAGGCAGCGCACCGCTGCGCGCCAGCTTGGCGGCCTTGTATTTGATGTTGCGCACGACGCGCGACGGCATTCCAGTGTAACGGTTTTCGAACTCCATGTGTTTTCGCCCAGTCCATGTTGGCGGGCACGGCGGCCCGGACATGGCGGGGGGTGAAATTTCACGATGGAGCGGTGGCCTGGACGCGCCACAGACAAGAAACCCCCGGAAAACCGCTGTTTTCCGAGGGCTTCATTGCGAAAAAAATTTTCGCGGTTGTTCTTTTCTAAGAGTGAAATTTCACCAGTTCTGGTCCTCACGCCCCTGCCGAAGGGCATCCGACCGGACGATGAAGAGTGGGCGGTAGACCTTTTCGCGGTAATCGTACTGGAAAGGATCTCCGGGGATCGAGACGACCTCTTCAAGGGCCTCTTTCAGCTGCTTCTTGGTCTGCTTGAATGCCTCGTGGGTTTGCTTGCGAGTTTTGTCATTCAAGGGTTTTAAAATTCCGCCGTTGTCGGGGATCTTTGCCAGCACTTCCCAACCTGCTTTCGGACGACTTGATTCAAAATCCCATAGCCGCAGATCCTGCGGTGCAAGCCTTTTAGGTTTCACGCCTTTATACTGCAGCTCTATTTCGTGTAGTTCACGAAACTCTATGGTGACCTTGTTCCAAGTAGCGTCGGCGGGAAGTCGCCATTTTTTGTCGTCATCAGAAGCGTCAAATTCGGCTCGCAAGGTAGCGAACATTTGTTCGACCGGGGCGAGCGGGATCAGGCTGCCGGCATCGATTCCGACGATGTTTTCGAGCGACATGGCGGTCGCACCAATCTTGGCTAGGTAAGCCTTAGCGGAAGCTCCCAGACCCGCATCAGTCGGGGCAAGAACGAGCTTGGCCCCCTTAGACGCCTCCACGTCCGCGAAGGCCGTGTGCGCATCCGTGAAGCTGTTCGCCCCTAGCCACAGAAATACGGGAAAACCCAATCCTGCATGAACATAGTGATGGCCAAGATTGATCAGGTTCTGAGATGCCAGAGGCATCCTGCCGTTGGTCAGTTGAAGGGCGCCCGCAAGACCATTAGCCAGCTTTACCCGGTCAACAGCAAGGGCCTCGACCTTTGCCGCCGTCAGCTTTTCACTTTTGCACAGCGCCCCAGGCTCCCCACAAGCGGCGCGGATGTTGTCGGCCGAATGCCTGACAATCCGACGAATACAACCACCTGGTTGAACCTCGAAGCATGGGATGGTCTCCGCTTCGAGGCCCGTTGCTCGGAGCAGCGGCGACAGCGCTGACCACTCAGTGCCTGAGATGACCTCCCAGTGCTTCCGGGTTGCCCCAGCCGAGGGGATCGCTTCAATCGCGGCCCAGATCTTCGTCGCCATCATCGTCCCCATCGACCGCTTCGGAAATGTCAAACCCGCGCTTCTTGAGCCATTCCTCGACTGCCGTGCTGTCGCCTTTCTGTGTGTAGCGGGCGACGCTAGACGGCAGAATATTCACCGTCCGAGGGTTCTTGGAATTCGTGAACTTCACCTTGAAACTGGCCCGCGAAATCGATCCCAGCAAGACCATCTTGATGAAGGCGGAATCGGCTGCGAACACGTCATTGTGCTTGAAGATCAACAGGCCGCCTCCATGCGGGATCTGGACTTCCCCAAGGCGCACCATATCGATGCCGTCCACGTCGCCACATGCCAGCGCGTTCGCGCCCAACGTAGCCAAAGGGGCGAGCGTATATTTCTTGGCCGTGTTGAAATAGTGCCTGTCTCCGAACAGGACCTCTCCGAGCACCTCGACGTAATGTTCGCGAAGGGGCCGTGAGCTGCAGTTCACACCCATCTCGTCATGCCTCCGATCATAGACCAGAACATCGTGTTCCTGTGGCCGATAGAAGGTGATCCCGGTGGAGCCATCTTCGTTGTGGCTACCCTCGCGTTGCATCGGCTTCCCGTGCCGGATAACGATCCAGACCTTCTTGTCGTTCTTGAAGAAGAATACCCTGCTACCCCGTCCACGACGCTTTTCGGCGAACCAGTCATCAACCTTGGACTGGATAGCTGCATCCTCCTGAGGCGTGTGCTTCATCAGGTCGCGACGGTTCGTCTTTTTGCCGGCGTAGTGCATGAAGCTCTGCTGCTTCAGCGCCAGTGTTTCCGCATGGACCTCGATCAGAAGATTAGAGTCCGCCAGCCAGACCTGAATGGCTGCGTCAGCTGCAGAACTGTCAGCGGTTACGGCAATTGTGTGTCCGTCATCCTCAGCGCGCTCAAGCAGTGCGTCGATCGCGTCATCGCGCGCCATTTCGTCGATGTAGTGGAGCGCATCCACCATATCGGCCGGCATAGTGCCGTCAGATGCCAACAGGACTTCGGCCACTTTTTCATAATGCGGCTTGCTGGAAGTCAGGGGCGTCAGGTCAAACGACTTTCCGTCGAAGAACGACTTCCAGTTGCTAAGGAACTGGAACAGAAGAGACGGAGAAATCGTGCAAAGCCGATCCGGGTTAAGAAAGGTGCGAGGATTAAAAGTAGACATATCGACGGTCCCCCAGGTCGACCAACAATAGACCCAGCCTATCGCCCCTAATGGACTTGCCAAGAGGGCAAGTTCCTTTTCTGTTCTCCCGACAGTCCGGCGGCCTCGCCGGTAAGTGACAGGACCATCTGGAGTCCTGTCAAATGCCCCACTTTTCCGAGCTTTTCAGCAAGCTGCGGGCCCGCACCCGGGTCGCAGGCTACCGTCTCGCAATCCACATAAATCGTTCCACAGACCCGACCATCGTCGTGCTTGGAACCGTTGTTGCCGCGAATCACCTGCCCGCCCTGACGCTGGTCGTCCTGACCGGGGTTGTCGGCCATGGATAACACCGGCGAACGCGAGCGTGCGGCGCTGGTCGCCGCTCTCAAATCCATGGCCGGTGTCCTTGGTCAGATCGGCTGGCACCGGCGCTTCAACGAGCTCACAGACCAACAGGCAGCGGCCATCGCGGAAGCTGCTGTTGCCGGCTTTCAGCGGTCGATGTGGGAGAGCGCGCCCGAGGTGCCGTTCTGATGCACGGCCCGCTCGACTTCAATCACCGGGAGAAGCCCGGCACCTTCGTGGATCTGGTGAATGCCCGGATCGACGATGCGCTCACCAAGGCAAACGGCGAGCGCGAACCCCGCTCCTATCTGGGCGGCAGCCGCCTTGGCGAAAGCTGCTCCCGCAAGCTGCAGTATGAGTTCCTGAAGGCCCCGCGCGACCCCGGAGAGGAATTCTCCGGCAAGACGCTGCGCATTTTCGCGGTCGGCCATATCTTCGAGGACCTTGCCGTCGACTGGCTGATCAAGGCCGGTTACGACCTGCGCACCCGCAATCGCGACGGTGACCAGTTCGGGTTCTCCGTCGCCAACGGCCGCGTGCGGGGGCACATCGACGGCGTTATTGTGGCGGCACCCGACGGGCTCGCAGTTCCGGCGCTGTGGGAGTGCAAGTCCGCGAACGCCAAGAACTGGCGGGACATCGTCAAGCGCGGAGTAGCGGTTTCGAAGCCAGTCTATGCAGCGCAGATCGCGCTCTATCAGGCCTATCTCGGCCTTACCGAGCATCCGGCCGTCTTCACCGCCATCAACAAGGACACCTGCGAGCTCTGGCATGAACTCGTGCCGTTCAACGGGGCGCTGGCGCAGGCCTGCAGCGACAAGGCCGTGCGGATCCTGCAGGCATGCGATGCCGAAGAATGGCTGCCGCGTGTCGCGGGTGATCCCGACCACTTCGAATGCGCGTGGTGCCCCTGGAAACAGAGGTGCTGGGCATGATGGCCTCCGAAGCAGGTGCGGAGGCAGCGCCCGTCCTTCCCGACAGTGCGATGATCGCAACCTTCGCCGACACAGTCTTCGGCTATTGCGATCATCTGGTTCCGGTCCGCGCGCTGGCTGAGAAAGGCGGCGTCGACCAGATCCCGCACACGCCGTTCATGGACAACGACGCGGACTTCGCCGCCAAGCTCGCGGTTCAGGCCGGATGGGCTGCCGACAATGGCATGGCGCTCTTCGTGGTGCCCGGAACCGTAGCCACCGTCGGTGAGGCCAAGGCTGACCAGATTCTGCAGACACAGGTGGTTCTGGTTGATCTCGATCACGGGGACATCGGAGCCAAGCGCGACCACCTGGTTGCGCATCTTGGCGAGCCCACGCTGGAAGTGGCGTCCGGCGGTGTGACCGCTGAGGGTCAGCGCAAGCTGCACCTCTACTGGCGGCTGTCAGAACCCGCAGAGGGCGAAGACATCACGACCGTTTGCCGCGCCAGGTACATGATCGCCTGCAAGGTAGGCGGCGACACATCCTTCCGCTCGGCGCACCAGCCGATCCGCGTTGCCGGCTCCGTTCATGCGAAGTCCGGGCAGAGGCGGCTGGTGGAAATCCTCCAGCACCGTGAAAAGGATCATGACCTCGGCGATCTGGTCGAGGCGGTGATGGCGATGCCACCTCTTGAGGGCGAGGCTCCCGATGATCTCGACTTCAATGACGCAGGACTGGCGCATGGCGCGGTCACCGAGCTGTTCGGCCGGGTCGTCCGCGAGGGCGGCGTCGACGGCACCACCCGCTTCGAGGCCCTGACACGGATCATCGGTTACTGGATCCGTCGTTGCCGGGAAGGTCATGTCACCGCCCCTCAGGCGTGGCAGGAAATCGTCGATTACAACAACGCCCGCATCGATCCCCCGTGGGAGGAAGCACGCCTTCGGTCCGAGGCCGAAAATATCTGGAAGCTCGACGCTGCCCGCTACGGCGACGACTATCTCGACGCGGCCGCAGGGGCCGGTCCGCCTGCCGGTGGCGGTCAGAGCGGCGGGAGTTCGGCGCCGGTACAGTTGACCGAAGACGCCTTGGCTGAAGCCTTCACGGACAAGCATTCGGACGACTGGCGTTACGTCGCCGCGTGGGGACAGTGGCACACGTGGACAGGAGCGGTCTGGCGCAAGGAAGAGACGCTCCATGCCTACGATCTGTCGCGGCAGATCTGCCGTTCGGCAGCGCGCAAGGCGGCAAGCGCCAAGCTGAAGGCCAAACTGTCATCGGCTTCGACCATCGCGGCCGTCGAACGGATCGCCCGTGCGGACCGTCGCCATGCGGAAACCACCGAGGTGTGGGACCGCAACCCGTGGCTGCTGAACACGCCCACCGGCATCGTCGACCTTCACTCAGGCGGTATAGGTCCGCACGACCGACCAGCCTACATGACGAAGATCACCGCTGCCTCGCCGCAGGGCGATTGCCCGGTCTGGCTGGCGTTCCTCGACACCGTCACTGGTGGTGACGTCGAGCTTCAGCGCTACCTCCAGCGCATGGCGGGCTACTGCCTGACCGGGGTCACCACCGAGCACGCGCTGTTCTTCCTTTACGGGACCGGCGCGAACGGCAAATCGGTCTTCGCCAACACGCTGACCGCCATCATCGGGGACTACGCGACCGTCGCCGCGATGGACATGTTCATGGCGAGCCATGGCGACCGTCACCCGACCGATATGGCAGGCCTGCGCGGGGCTCGCGTCGTATCAGCGATCGAGACCGAACAGGGCAGCCGCTGGGCGGAGAGCAAGCTCAAGGCGCTCACCGGCGGCGACAAGATCACCGCCCGCTTCATGCGCCAGGACTTCTTCGAGTTCATTCCGCAGTTCAAGCTGCTGGTGGTCGGCAACCACAAGCCCTCGATCCGCAACGTCGACGAGGCCATGCGCCGCCGTCTGCACATGATCCCGTTCACGGTGACCATCCCGCCCCACAAGCGGGACAAGCGACTGGCTGACCGCCTGCTGGCGGAACGCGACGGCATCCTCGCCTGGGCACTGCGCGGCTGCCTCGAATGGCAACGCATCGGCCTGAAACCTCCGGCGTCGGTGCTCGCCGCCACCGAGGAATATTTCGAGGCGGAGGACGCAATCGGTCGCTGGCTTGAGGAGCGCTGCGATCAGGCCCCGCATCTGCAGGATACCTCCCAGCGTCTCTACGCCGACTGGAAGAACTGGGCCGATGCCAACGGCGAATTCGCCGGCTCGAACAAGCGGTTCTCCGAGACCCTCGCCAACCGCGGGTTCCAGCGCGCCAACACCAACAAAGCCCGGGGTTTCCGGGGTCTCGCCCTGCGTCAGGCCCAACCCCAGACCAGCCCGATGGAGTTTTGAAAAATGTCAGCAAAATCAATGTCGGTGACGGATGTGACGGATCGTCCCCTTATAGGCGTTACACGCGCACACGTGCGCGCCTCTGGAAGTGATAACGGAGAACCCGTCACATCCGTCACCATCCGTCACGGTGCTGTCCTTGCCCTCGACCTTGGCACCAGTGCCGGTTGGGCTCTCCGGTCGCCCGACGGCCACATCAGCACCGGCACCGTGTCGCTGAAGCACACACGCTACGACGGCGGCGGGATGCGCTACCTGCGTTTCCGCCGCTGGCTCGAGCAGCTCGATCTCGATGCCGGTCCGATCGAGGCGATCTACTTCGAGGAAGTTCGCCGCCACGCCGGTACCGACGCTGCTCACGTCTACGGCGGCCTGCTGGGCATTCTGACCGCCTGGTGCGAGGAAACGCTGGTTGCCTATCAGGGCGTGCCGGTCGGAACGATCAAGCGGTTCATCACCGGCAAGGGCAATGCCGACAAGGCGGCTGTCATCGCGGCCGTCCAGGCCAAGGGATTTGCGCCTGCCGACGACAACGAGGCTGACGCCATCGCGATCCTGCTCTGGGCCATTGAGACCCGTGGAGGTGTTCGATGAGCGCGGCCGGTTTCCTGAAGCGCGTGGCGCAGGTGCTCGAAGATCGCGGTGCTGCCTATGGCGATCCCAAGACCCAGATGGAGGCTATCGCCCGGCGCTGGTCGATCACCCTCGGCACGCCTGTCACTGCCCAGCAGGTGGCGCTGTGCATGATCGACCTGAAGCTTGCCCGGCTGGCACACGACCCCAGCTACGCAGACGGCCCCGTCGATGTGATCGGCTATGCGGCACTCATCCCGGAGATCCTCCGTGGCACGCGGTCGTAAGCGCAAGGCGGGCCGCCGCCACCCCTGCGGCAAGCTGGTGCAACCGGGCAAAGCCGAGACCCTGCGGGAAGTCACGGCGACCGTGCTGGATGCCCGCCAGCGTCAGTACGGCGTCACCGCGAGGCAGGCGAAGGACGAGCGCCTCGGTTCCGCAATCGGGCGGCTGGCATTCGCCGGCAAGATCACGTCCGAGCAATTTTCGGCGGCGGAGCTCTACGGCGATCTCATGGCCCGCAACCGTGCGGTCATGGGGCTCCCGCCAATCCACCCACATTCGGCGTCAGGCTTGCTGCTCGATGAGGGGATCTTCGGTCGCAGTACGGCTGAACTCGATCCGGACTACGTCGCGAAGATCCGCAAGCGCGCAGCGGCTGCGATCCTGATGCTGCGGACGGCTGACAGTGACACTGTGGGAGTGACAGGACGCCGGCCGAGTGTGCTTGTCCATGCGGTGGTCTGCTACGAGGTTGATGCAGCAACGTGGGGCACGGCTGATCTGCGCAACCTGGAGCGCGGGCTCGAAGCACTGGTCACCCTGTTTGGTATCAACAGGGACAGTTCGCTGCCAGTGTCGTCCGCCTAGCGGTTGACATAACAAACTGTGATTAAACGATAAAAATGAATTTCAGCATTGACGAGAGCATTGCGCTCATGTAGATGTTTCCGAAATATAGAGATGCGAGTTGCGCCCGGGGCTTACCAGCTTCCGGGCGTTTCTCGTTCAGGCAATCCAGCGCTGGTTGTAGACCTTGTCCGTATCCAGATCGATAGTAGCCATGGACTGATGTCCGGCACGGCACTCCGAAATTGCAGTAATCAGACCTGAGTTCGGATCCGTTTGCTTTTCAATGATTTTTGTTGGCTCGCCACAGATTGACCCGCTTTCGTCGAGCACCTTCTGGCAAGCTTCAATCGTAATCACAGGTTGTTCGTTCATGATGGGCCCCTGCTAGCATGGAACGGCCTCGAGGGCGAGCGGCTGTCGCTCAACGCCTTCGCCGCCTCCGGGCAGAGCCCCTCTGTCGTGATTGCGCCTCCGCCGGGATTGTCCGCGAGGCGACCGTGCCTGACCACATCGTGCCGCTGGCCCGTGGCGGATCGGACGAGGACAGCAACATCCGCTGCCTCTGCGCCAAGTGCCATGCCAAGCGGACTGCCGAACAATTTGGCCAACGCAGGACGGTCGCCGTGGACCCCGACGGGTGGCCGATCGGGTGACCAGGCCGGGGGGGCGGTCCGAAAGTCTGGGCCTTTGGCGGGGGAAACCGCGCTTGGCCCAAATTTCACGCAACCGCGAAACTCGAACCGGGGGTCAGAAAGCAAAAAGTCTCAGATTTCCGTCGAATTGACTGGATAGTCGTCGCGATAAGAGCGGTAGTCGCTTCACGAACACGGAGCGACGCAGATGACCAACTTGACCTTGCCAACCGCCAACGAAGCCTGGGGCTTTTACGGCACCAGCGGCGCCTTCGCGGATGCGGATAGAGCTTGGGCGATTGCCTTCCCGGCGGTGATGGCCGCGACCGAAGGAACGGCCGAAGGGGTTCGGGATTTTCTCGATAGCCGCCATGGCCGCCACTTCGCTGATGACGTCCACAACGGCATCCACGCGGGGCTCGACCTCTCCGCAGCCATCGAAGCGGCAATCACTCGCTGGATGGGATGGACCATCAACCGGGAAACCGCCCGCGAGATCGCGATGCCCAAGGGGCTGCCCTACCTGAAGGGCTTCGTTCTCTACTTCAGCCTGAAGGCTCAGGCCGCATGAGTTCCGGCATCACCAGCACTATCCGCCTTGCGATCCGCACGCTGCCAGAAAATTTTGACCGCAGCCGGATCGTCACGGTGATCGAGACCATCGAACAGGGACTTTATGAGGGCGGCGTCTACGCCAGCGCGACCGCCGACAGCTTCACCATCGAGATCACGGTCCGAACCGGCCAGCTGCTCGACACCGCCAAGGTGCTGACCGAGCTCGAACTGATCTGATCCCCGGATAGGAGTGTCAGTCTTCTTCGCTGTCCTGAAGCCACGACGGAATATCACGCTGCGCGTGCAGGATGCGCCAGACATCGACGTGATCCTCACGCGCCATGAAAAACACGAGATAGGGATAGCGCTTCAGTTTCTGACTGCGCAGACCCGGTAGATTGAGTTCCTGCCCCCATCGCGGCGTACTGCCGGAGGGGTTTGCACCAATCTGCGCGTAGGTGGCCTCAAGCGCATCGATGAAGCCGAATGCGACATCGCGACCGGCTTCGGCGAGATAATGATCGATTGCCTGCTCAGCATCCAGCCTCGCCAGTTCGCGAGGGATCACGGGAAGCGACTTCACGAAGCAGCGTGCTGGCTAACCCTGGCGCGAAGCCCGGCAAAATAGGTCTCATCGGCAGGTGCCGTCGGAGCTGATGCCGCGCCGTCCAGCAGGAGGCCGCGCAGTTTCTGGATGTCCTGATCCTTGCGGATCAGTTCACGGACATATTCGCTACTGGTGCCGTAGCCCCGGGTGCTGACCTGCTGGTCGACGAACGACTTCAGCGTGTCCGGCAAAGAGATGTTCATTGTGCTCATGAGGGCGCGAATACCACTTTTGGCAAAAATTGGCAAGATCGCCGCTATAGCTGATCTGTCAGGATCTCATCGGAATTTTCATGTCCCAAGACTGGCCGGCCCAGAGCAGCGAGCTCTGGCCGATAGAGAAGATCACGCCCTACGCGCGCAACTCCCGCACGCACTCGGACGAACAGGTCGCCCAGATCGCCGCGTCAATTCGCGAGTGGGGCTGGACCAACCCGATCCTCGTTGATGAAGACGGCGGCCTGATTGCTGGCCATGGCCGGTTGCTGGCAGCCCGCAAGCTGGGCGTGACCCAAATCCCGACCATGGTCGCCAAGGGCTGGAGCGAAGCCCAGAAAAAGGCCTACGTCATTGCCGACAACAAGCTGGCTCTGAACGCCGGCTGGGACCTCGAACTGCTCGCCGTTGAACTCGGCGATCTGCAGGGCTTCGACTTCGACCTGATGCTGACCGGCTTCTCGGACGACGAGCTCGGCAAGCTGCTGGCCGAGAAGACCGACGGCCTGACCGATCCTGACGAGATCCCCGAAGCGCCCATCGACCCCATCGCCAAACCCGGCGACGTCTGGCTGCTCGGCAAGCATCGGCTGGTCTGCGGCGACTGCACCGATGCCGACACGGTGGCTAAGGCCCTGAACGGCGTTTCGCCCCACTTGATGGTCACTGATCCACCTTACGGCGTGGAGTATGATCCCGCCTGGCGTGAGAAGGCCGGCGTTGCCGCTTCAGGCACTGCCAAGGGCAAGGTTCTGAACGACGACAAGGCCGACTGGCGCGAGGCGTGGGCACTGTTCCCGGGCGATGTAGCCTACGTCTGGCACGCTGGTCTTTATGCCGGTGTAGTCGGCGACAGCCTCGCGGCCTGCGACCTAATGCTCCGCTCCCAGATCATCTGGGACAAAGGCCAGCTCGTCCTCTCGCGCGGCGATTATCACTGGGAGCATGAGCCCTGCTGGTATGCCGTGAAGAAGGGCGCGAAGGGCCACTGGGCCGGGGACCGCAAGCAGACCACCGTCTGGCACATCGCCAAGCCCAAGAAGAACGAGACGGGTCACGGTACCCAGAAGCCGGTCGAGTGCATGAAGCGCCCGATCGAGAACAATTCCAGCCCCGGCCAAGCGGTCTACGAGCCATTCTCTGGCTCGGGCACCACGATCATTGCCGGCGAAATGACCGGCCGCTCGATCCACGCGATCGAGCTAAATCCAGCTTACGTCGATGTTGCCATCAAGCGCTGGCAAGATTTTACCGGAATGGCTGCCACCCTTGAGGGTGACGGCCGGACTTTCAATGAAATAGCCGAGAGCGTCAGCAGCGATGACCCCGCCAGTACCGATCCCATCGCAGAGCCCAACCACCCCTGACCATTGCGCAAGAGATATCGCCAGATTTTGGCGACACGCACCAAGCTGCGGTTCGGGAACCACCGGCGCCTCCTTCAGAGCGGCACTCCATTGCCGGACCGCTTACAAGAATATGCCCTTCACGCGACACCCCAACCGGGCGGCCGATCAGCCTGACCAGCGCATCTCGAGCTTCTTCCGCTGAGGCACGCGGGCATGGCTGATTGGATCTGCAGCTACCGTCGCTTTCACGCGCAGCGATGCCGGACAGGCGAATACGCGGACCTTCGGCGCACCAGACTGGCCCATCGCCGTCCCAGACCCGGGTCGGCGTGCAAGTAAACGTCGAGCCTTGCGGTGCAATCACTGCGGCAGCGGTCATGATCAGAAATTCAAATATCGTCGTGTCCTCAGGTTTTGGAGGCTTTGTACTGGTCAGGCGCGAGACATAGAGGAAGGCGCTCGGCCATGAAACCCGGAACAAAACCCAAGCCAACCCATCTGAAGCTGGTCACGGGTAACCCCGGCAAGCGGACGCTGAACCGCAAGGAGGCCAAGGCCAAGGCTGCCATCCCCGTGCCCCCCCACCATTTGACCACCGACGCGGTTGAAGAATGGAACCGGGTTGCAACCGAGCTCTACAATCTCGGGATCCTCTCCGAGATCGATCGGGCGGCGCTCGCTGCCTACGCCATGGCCTATGGCCGCTGGGTCCAGGCCGAACGGGCAATCGCCAAGATGGCCGAAAAGGACCAGCTGACCGGCGGCCTCATGATCAAGACATCGAACGGCAATGCGATCCAGAACCCGCTGGTGGGCACCGCCAACAAGGCGGCGGCGGACATGATGCGTTACGCCGCAGAATTCGGGATGACGCCGAGTGCCAGGAGCAGGATCGCGGCCCAGCCGCCAGAAGAAGGCACGGACCCCGCCGACCGCTTCTTCGCCTGACCGCACATTGGCTTATGCCAAGGCGGTGGTCTCAGGCGAGATTGTCGCGGGACCACATGTTCGCAATGCCTGCAAACGCCACATCGCGGACCTGAAGCGCAAGGACGGCATCTGGTTTGACCACGATGCGGCCAATCACGCCTTCGCCTTCTTCGAGGAGGTGCTGAAACTTTCCGAGGGCCAGTTCGAAGGCGAGCCTTTCCGTTTGGAGCCGAGCCAGGCGTTCATCGTCGGCTCGTTGTTCGGCTGGAAGCGCAAGGACGGTCGCCGCCGCTTCCGCCGCGCCTACATCGAACAGGGCAAGGGCAACGGGAAGTCACCGGTCGCGGGCGGCATCGGCATTTACGGGATGACGGCCTGCAAAGAGGCAGGCGCCCAGATCTATGCGGCGGCAGCCAAGAAGGAGCAGGCCAACATCCTGTTTCGCGACGCGGTGCGGATGGTCCGGCAATCGCCGGCTTTGGCCCGGCGGCTGGAGTTCTCGGGCGGACCGGGACGCGAGTTCAACATCGCGCATCTGGCCAGCGGGAGTTTCTTTCGCCCGGTGTCGCGCGACACGGGCAAGACCGGCTCGGGCCCGCGGCCTTATTTTGTACTGGCGGACGAGGTCCACGAGCTTCCGGATCGCTCGATCATCGAGATGCTGGAGCGCGGCTTCAAATTCCGCCGCGATCCGCTGCTGTTCATGATCACGAACTCGGGCTCTGACCGCAATTCGGTCGCATGGGAGGAACACGAACACGCGATCCGGGTGGCGGCTGGCAATCCCGATGCGGTGACCGACCCAACCTTTCTGGGCCAGGTCATCGACGACACGACGTTTAGCTACGTCTGCGCGCTCGACGAGGGCGACGACCCGCTGACCGACCCCAGTTGCTGGATCAAGGCGAACCCACTCCTCGGCGTCACGATCACGGAGCAATACCTCTCGGAGGTCGTGGCGCAGGCGAAAGCCATCCCGGGACAATTGAATGGCATCCTCCGGCTTCACTTTTGCGTGTGGACCGATGCCGAAACCGCCTGGATGGCGCGGGCCACGCTCGAGCCGCTGCGCGGTCGGCGGATGCGTCAGGGTGACGCCCGCGTCGGGATCGAGCGCGTGGAGGCTGTCGCCAATCGCCGAGCCGACATAGCAGGCCGCGAAAAGGTCGGCGAAATGCTCGCGCCGAAAGCTGGTCATCGACTGTTCGAACTTCGCCAAGTCCGGCGGGATCGGATGCGTCAGCAGGGTCGTCTCGGTGATCTCGCCGATCAGATCGACAAAATGGCCGAGCTCATGATACAGCGCGCAGCAGAACAACGGCATCGATTTATACAGCCGCGGCACCCCGATGAAGATCAGCCGACTCTCGGGCAAGGCTTGGTCGTACCGCGACAACGTCTCGCGCACATAATCCCAAGGATCGCCCATCTTGAAATGAAAGTCGCGCTCGTCGGTCAGCGCGGTCGTGACGATGCAAGCATCTGGCAGCCATTCCGCGATCGCAAAGCGCAGGCAATATTCGATTTCATAGGGGGACTCCTTGGTGGTCGAGCCCAGCAGATAGCGGTGCGCGGTCCACACACGTTCGACGAGTCCGCGCACGATCTCGTCATCATAACGTGGCGAGGCTTCGAGGACGTGCCGCACGACGCTGGGGAGCGCCTGGGTATGCTCGTCCAGCGCCCGATTGAAATAGGGCGACTGCGACAGGCTGGAAAGGCTTTCCAGGAGGAGGCTGAGATCAGTCTGGGGATGCAAGGTTCGGCCCCAAATTGCGGAGCACTTCATGCGCCACTTCCGGGCTGACGTCACTGATGCGCTCGATGCCGCTCAGCGCATCGCGCAGCGCGCCCTCGCGCAGCAGATCGATGGCGAGATGGATCGCCTGGGGTGCCACGTCGGGCGTCACGGCCTGGGGGTCGACGACCAGAAGCCGCGCTTGGCGCAACACCTGGTCGAAATGTGCCGACAGTGAAGGTGGGAGATCGGCATGGCGGTCGACGAGGACGAGCGCGAGCCGGAAAAATTCCAATCGACGCGTACGCTCCGACGGCATCGCTGAAAACATGCGGCGGCTCCCTCCGCCGCCTGACTCGGATGGCGAGTCAGGTGAGTCAAGCGCAAAACGCTCGGGCCCGAGGGAGAAGCGCTAGCTGTCGGCGGCGGCACCGCTGTCGCTGCACCACCGGATTTCGCCGCTGGTGATCCAGAAGTGGCTCCGGCAGCCGTCAAGCCGCCGGACCGAAGGCGTGACCGTCGGCCGCGCCAGCCAGTCGGTCGAGACGCTCCAGCGCGGGCGCCGCGCCAGGCTCAGCGACAGCAGATAGGGCACACCGCAGCCGCAGGGACACGGGAAGCTCAGCCATTTCGAAGTGCGGCCCGAACAGACCAGCACCGCCTCGCCGCGCTTCAGTGCGTCACGCGCGGGAACGTCGTCCGCCTTGGCGACCAGCAGCGCAGGCGGCCGACGGAGCCACCATGCCAGGCGGCTATACCAGGACAAGGTCAT